TTTTATTTTATTTCTTACTGTTATGCTTGTTGCTTATATAATTCATGGAGATAGACAAAAATTTGAGAGAGGGAAGTTTATTAAAGTTGGAATGAAATGGGCTCATGGAGGCGCAATGCAATTTGCTTCTGATATTACCTGTAAATTTAGGAAAGGTATAATTTTAGGTGATCTTGATATTGATGGATATGATACCCGTGTTCATCGGATTTTTCTTGAGTTATATTGTGCTCATGCTCGTTATTACATTGCTGATGATTCACCTGATTTAGATTTATTTCTTGCTTTTCTTAAAATAAATATTGAAAATCTTACTGTTAAAAATACTCTACTTTTTGGGCGTATATGGCGTATAATAATAGGAACTATGCCTAGTGGTGCATTTGAAACTTCTCATGGTAATTCTTGGATTTTTACATTATTGTGGTTTTCTTTTTTGGCTCATCAAATGTCTATTCATCCTGAGAAAGCTGATATGTTATATGATCTTGTATTCCTTTATCAGCTTATTATTGCTATTTATGGGGATGATAGTGTGTTTGTTACTGATGAAACTGTATATGATGTTTTTAATATTTGGCTTTTTGTCGCTTGGCTCCTTAAAACGTGGGGGGTTGTTGCCCGTGATGTTCGCGACCATGTTCCTTTGATTTCTATTCCTTCTGACGATGGTAATGTTTCCGTTAAGGGAGTTGTGTTTCTTAAAAGATGTCTTATTTCTCGTCCCGCTTCGTGGCCAGTTTATCTCCCTGCTATTCTTCCATATAAGTTATGGGATGATACTTGGTTAAAGTTAATTTGGGGAAATGCCGAGAGGTGCAATTTAGTTGATCTTGCTATTGCGTCTATTGGTTTGGCATGGGATTCTATGGGCACTAATCCTCGTATTTATGATTTTTGTAGACGCATGCATGCTTTTGCGTTTATGGCTGGTGGTTTTAAGTCGAACCAACATGTTTTTGATGCTTATATGGTTTCTGTTGCTCAATCAGAGGGTAATTTGGATAAGCTCCTTAGAAAAATGAATATAAAAGTTGAGCATATTGCTAAAGGTTTTCCCACTATGGATGATTTGATGGATTTACATAAATATGATGAGGCATATGTCCATTTTCAACCTTGTTTTCGGCGTTATACTCAGACTGCTGAACGTTCTCCTGTCTGGTTTAATTAAAAAACA